CCTTAGAGATTCCAAGTAATATTGATCAAAGAAGCGCGTTTGACACTATTGACATGATAGCGGACAAGATTGATGTTCTCTTGAGTTAAGTTATCAAAGGAAGTTCCCTTAGGTATAATGTCGCGAATCAGTGTGTGATTTTTCTCAATTCTCTCTTTCTGATCAGAGCGATTAGGGGCACAAAAGAAGAGTTTACTCTCCCCTCGCAAATCCATTTCGATATCATCAACTCTGGCAAACTCTCCACCACTATCTGTTAGGATGACAGGAAAAAGTTGACAGAAATCTTTGTCTGCTTGATGAAGAGTGTTCTGGAGCTTATAGAGGTGCTTGGTAACCTCAAGGGCAGTTTTATTATCCAGAAGCCTAGCGAAGATAAAGTTACATAAAGAGAGATTGAAGGTGAGTAGAACTTTACCTCCAGTTATGCCCATAACTATGTCCATTTCCAGCCAAGAGTCTAGTTGATTGAGTGCTAAATAATTTTGAAAATCCTCATATCGCTTTACAATTGACTTGAAGACCTTTATTGTATCGCGTTTGGAGTTTTTTGGATATAACCTTCGACGCACATCCGCATAGAGGGTATTTTTTTGTCTCGCACCTAAAGAAGCGAGACGAACTGAAAGTCGCATAACAAAAAACGTTGATTTAACAACGTTTTACCAAGGAATGCAAAGGAATAATGGAGCCGGTGGGAGTCTCGAAAAGATTATTAAATCAACTCATAGCGATTTTAGGGTCTGTTTTAAGTCATGTTTTCCCAAAAAATCGCGTAAATCACGGCTCAATCCTATATTGAAATCTACTTGCATTATACCACAATTTTCTATTTATATTTCAAAAAATCTTCAGTAAAATATTGATTTTAACAAAACACCGTTTTTGACAATAATACACCACGATTCTCCCTCTCTATTCTTCAAGAAAACGCTTTTTTGAATAATAGGATTGTAATTTCTGTTTCTAATCGTTAAAAATGCCTGTTTTTGCAAAATAGAAATACAAACTTTAATTTTGTTAACGTCAACAAAATTGGCAATCAAGGGCTTTGTAAAGCTATTTGTTGATGTCCACAAGTCAATTTCAGAGCAAAATAAAGATATTCAAGCGAAAAAGAACACTCCTAACCCTATATCTATAAATGTTTTTCAGGAATTTCAAGCGATTATCAAGCGTATTTTAGACCAAACAAAAAAACCGCAAGCCTGAGCCTGCGGTCTAGTGTACTATATTTTAATTTTATACCGGTTTTTTAGTCAGATCTTTAAGAAAACAATTCATTAACTCGATTTTGAACCGCTTGTGCGTCGTAACCAGCGGTTGTTAAGTTGTCGAAACGCTCTTGACCGTTACCCCAAAGGCCTTGAATGACCTCATTGGCTACGGTATTAAGATCTACGGTGTTTCCACCACCTAAAAGGCTATTTACTTTGTCTTGAACCTCTTCGGCATCATAACCTGCATCAGTTAGTCTGTTGAAACGCTCTTGACCGTTACCCCACAAACCCTGTAATACTTCTTGCGCTACGCTGTCAAGGTCTGAACTAGCGCTATTGATTGGTGTTTCGTCATTTAAAATAGCGTTAACTCTATCTTGAACGGCTTGCGCATTATATCCCGCATTTGTTAAGTTGTCGAAACGTTCTTGCCCATTACCCCAAAGACCTTGTAGAATTTCTTGCGCTACTTCGTCTACTGACTTACCGCTGGTCTTTTGAGTTGTTTTTTCTCGTACAACTATTTCTTGAACTGTCGACTCTTCTGAAGCTTTACCTAGCATTTCTTGAACAGTTGAACCAAGGGATTGATAATGCTTGATCTTAGCGATCACGTAGTCACGCAGACTGTCATTGTCTCCACCATGCAATTCAAGGGAACGTGCAGGACATGAAGTGCTTGAAAATTCATTGTGGAACTTGATATTTGAATAATTCGGTGTATCGCCATAGTAGATCATGTCTTCAGCCATTTGACGCAATACCATGTTTTCATTTTCGATGAACTCGGCATCTGTTGAGTTGTATTGCTGACAAACTTCATAGCTGATTGAGTTCATGTTAGCGTCACGGTTCGCAGCGCTCCAGGTACCATTGTAAGTATCTTCAACGCGAGCGATTGCATAACGAGTAATGTAGTAATGAGCGAAACCAAGCTCAGACTGGCCGTTGTCGTATCGAGATTGCAACCAGTTTACATAGCTTTCAACACTCATAGAACCAGCATCGTTGTGCATGATGTAGTATTTTGGCTTCTCAGTCGGACGTGAGCCAGCGATACCATTAAAAATTGTATTGTTAATGATTTTAACCATCGTTTAATCCTCCTTTGGATTTTTATATTCAAGTGCTTGCTTGCTATCAGTTAGACCTTTTGTTGTTGGGTCTGGAATGATATTTAGAATATTTACAATCGTCAAACCAACAAGATAAGGGTTTGAGAAGAATTTACCTAGCAAGTCTAAAATAACTCCCCAGCTAACCAAATCTTCCAGTTTAAGATTGAAATAGGCGAGAATTGGCAAAGCTAGTGCGAATGCAACTCGCAATAAGAATGTTTTATTTTTAAAGCTAAATCGTACTTTCCAGTTAATCATGTTTATTCTCCTTTTTTATTGTTTGTTCTGAATTAAATTTTTAAGCTCTCTCACATCCTCACCAAGCGATTTAACTTGCTCAGCTAGAACCAAGATCGCCTTGTTTTGCTCATCGTGGTTATCGAGCCGTTTGTTGGCTGATGTTTTGAATTCGTGCAGATTCTCGATGTCTTTCTCTAAAATCGTGAGACGATTTTCTTGCTTGGTAGCCTTATCTTTCATTGAAAAATAAAGACCAATCACAGGGATAAGGGTGATGAAGATCTGTACGAGAAATCGTTCGTATCCTGGCATAGACACCCCCTATTCTTTCCCTTCAAATTTCCAAGCGACACCCGTTCCGTTTTGTTCCAAGCTACCATTTGTCACAAATGCGCTGACAGGCTCACCGTTGTATGTGAATTCCTTATTAAGTTGAACCAGGATACGTTTCCCTTCACCGTTTACTTCAACATGGCTCGGGTCTTCAATGGTAATCAGGTCGTGTGGTAAGTAGGTCTTACCAACTTCAGCTAGTGGAATCAACTCAACCAGCTCTTTGTAAGTCGTTCCATAGCCAATATTCTTGCTCATGACAGAGTTCAAAACAAGAACATGGATGACCTTCTGATTCACCTTCGAATTTTCTTCAGTCTGCTTAATAAGAGCTGCAAGCTTGTTCTGTTCACTCTCGTTTTGCGCAATCTTCTGATTAGCCTGTTCAAGCTGCGCTTGTGCTTTGACGATTGCTGCTCCTGGATCTAGTTCAGCTTTTAAAATATCAAGAACCGCTTGAATCAAGACATCCTCTGAATCATTTGTACGATCTCCTGAAAGTTCACGCATGTTCGTACTGTAGCGACTTCCATCGGCAAGCTTGACTTCAACGACCGTCACAGTCTTGTCGCCCAAACCTCGTGTATAAGGCTTGCTTGCTAGCTCATAATTGTTAATTGCCATTTGTCATTTTTCCTTTCACTTCTTCAAATTTTGCTTTGAGTTCTTCGTCAGATTCAATGATTCGTTTCATCTGCTCAAGCTCTATAGCAGTTACTGTATAGAGGGCTTCGAGCGTAGCTGATTGAGTAGCCTCATTACCGACTTTTTCACCTAACGATTTGATTGTCAGGCTGCTGATTTGTTTGTCTTGTTCATTCATGCTATTTTCTCCAATTTTTCTATTTTTTTATGTAGTTCTTGTACCGCTTTAATTAAGTACGGTACAAATTTTGAGTATTGAATTGAGAGATAAGAGTCATTTCCATCATCAAGAACCGCCGAAGGAATTATATCCTGCACTTCTTGCGCAATCAGACCAATTTCTTCATGGGTCTTATCCTTAATGTAGTCAAAGGCCACTAAATTTAAAGCGTTTATTTTATCGAGAGCTCTGACCGGTGTCGATTCAATGTTCTCTTTTAATTTTTTATCTGATGCAGTTGTGATTCCAGCGTATTGTCTCCATTTTCCGGTAACAATTTGACTCCACCAGACAACTCTATTGTATCCACCGTCTGGATTATCCCCTTCTCCGTTCACATCGTCAGTGCCAACCCAAACGCCTTTGGGAGCATTGATTTTAGAGTAGAAATTAACCTTTGATGTGCTTGCGAAATCCACTTTGGAATAAAAATCCACATCATTCCTACAATACATCTTCCCGTCAGTGTTGACATACCAGGCTTTGGGACCAGGGGTGTCTAAACTTTCACCCCAATTTGCCCAAAATGCGTTTCTGTTCGCACCAGCGTTCGTTCCGTTACCCATCCCAATACTAACAGAGTTAATTCCTGTTATGAAATATCCATTTCTGTTTGTATATTGACCAAATCTGAAGCCTCCAATTTTACCTTGAAAACCTTCTAGAAATGTCGCAGTGACTACGACTGACCGAAGCTTATTGATAAAGGCTTCTTTAGCAGCAAGCGTATCTGTGAAGATATCGCTTGATACAAATCGTCTGGCCATAGCCATATCCATGACCAACTTATCTGCCGTGATAGAGTTAGATCTAATGATGTCTGAATTGAGCGTTCCGACACTGGCATCGCCTACAAACAAGCGTTTGAAGTAACCCTGAATAGCCGTCAATTCATCAAGTAAGGTCTTACCCTTTAATCGAATCTTTTCAGCTTCAATCAAAATTTGATTGTTAGTCGCATTGATTTGCGAAACGATTGAACCTACACCGTTGATGTTCTGAACAGACCATGAGCCATCCAACTGTCTTTGAACGGTTTTCACAGCTTCAAGAGCATCATTTGGTGCTACTGAGTAATCAGATGGAGCTGAACCCTTTTCTACTTTTATCAAACCATCATCGTACATACGAGCTGAGAATCTGACGAAATAAGCATTCGCTGGTATAGTGATTTGATTGATGTTGTGTTGTTTGCCTACAGTTGTTTTATAAGCATTTAATCCTGGTTTGCGGTTATCAATAGGATTTTTGTTTTTATCGAAAAATTGCCAAGCGGTCCAAGCCATTCCATTCTCAGGCAGAGTTACCCAGTGCTGGAAGATAATTTTTTCATTTGGATCCACTGAAATGAAATCGGATGTAACCTCCTTTTGTGTAGCATTCGCTACGTTAATAATTCCATTATTCCCTAAAAATCCTTTAGTAAGTGTTGAATTTAAGAATAAATTCTGATGTTCCGCAAAAGCCTTGCCAACTTCAACCTGGAACAGCTGATTTGTCATAGCCATTCGGGCTACCTTGTCAGCGATGCCGTTCTCAGAATTTCCAAGAATCCGCTCATAGAGTTGGCTAGTTTCCTTAACTCGCTGGAAGTCTGTTTGGTTAGCCTTACCAGAAATCAATGAAGTGATTTCTGTGAATCTGCCATCAACTGCATTTTTGTAGGTCGCAATCTGAGTGGCGATTAAGCCATTTTTGGGGTTGGTAATAGCTTCAAACTTGCGTTCAAGACCTCTCACATCTTCCTGATAGGTTGATTTACCGACAAAATCACGATTGACCAGCTCACGTACTGCTGTCGCTTGTTTAGCACTCTCTTCGCGAGTGTAACGCTGTAGAGCTTCCTGTCGCTGACCATCTTTATTGACATATTCCTGAATAGCTGATAAGTCAGTTCGCAATCCCTGAGCCGTCCGCTCAAAAGTAGCCTTAGCTTCAGTGATAAGACCATCAGTGTCTTCAGGCGCTGGACTCCAATCTGTCGCTAGAGTACCTTTTTCAAATTTAATTTTGCGAACCGAATAGCTATTATTTCCAGCAAAATCGTACAAGGCCATCTCGCCTCTTGCATAGCGGGGGTCATCGTTTGGGAAGATAACTGGA